AATCCATTCTAACTTTGATGGGTGGTATCTTTGTGCGTTTTTGATGTTTAAATTCTTTTCTATAACCGGATAAATTTGATGAACAACAGCACCTGGATACTGTGTCTGAAGTTGTTCACCTAAAGATTGCTTTGATGGAATTCCACTTTTCGTGGTCAATTCCATTCTGTAAAGACTTCCGTTCCACAAAACATCTGCAACATAGTCTTCACCAACTTGCTGTGGTGATTCTTCCTGAGAATTTATATAAAGATTCCCGTTGAAATCACCGGAAATGTTGACTGATTCTGAGATGAATTGCTTAAAGGATTTCATTTCATTCCCCTTCTGTATGTTCTTCGTTATCACCAAACATATCTGAAGCGACTATAGGTCTAAAGTCATCTACTCGTTCTGCTGCTTTTGCAAACAAAAGATCTTTGATTTTATCGCTAATCTGTGATGGAGATTGATCCGCAGCAATCATATCTAAAAGGTCGTCCATTTTAAATCAATAGAATTCCTTTCTATTTATTAGATTTTTCCACCCTTGGGTTTGGGCATTTCGGCAGCAGATCCATCAGCAACTGTCGCATTACCATCTGCAGTTGCGTCTGGTTCAACTATTGGTTGACCAAGATCTCCACCACCTGCCCCAGGATCCATTGGCATTCCTGTTTCTGGATCTACTGGTACATTTGGATCTGGGATAACACCATCTTCAATTTCTTTCTTGATGAGTTTATCCTGATCAATAATCTCTTGATCAGTTTGTCTCAAGATCTTTCTTCTTACATAATCTTGAGAATAATATTTACCAACATAAGGTTCTGCCGTTGCGACTAAATTCAATCTTTCAGTCATTAATTCAGCATCTTTTAGTTCTGAGAAATGATTATCATACAAGAAGTCATATTGAATATGCTCTTCCATAGTGTCCCAATCTTCTGGGGTCACTACATTTTTTAGAATGAGTTGAGTCTTGAGGAGATCATTAAATAAGTTAGAAAAACGCTTTCTAAGTCTTCCAACAAACTTGGTGAACTTCAACTCATCTCTTAAAATTTCTGATGAACGACCAAGATTGAATCCACCCTCACCCGAAATTCTGGAAGATGGTACATTCAGTGATCTGTATAGTTTTTCTTGGAAATACTTGATATCAGTAATTTCTCCAAGATTTTGACCACCTGGAAGTGTAGTGATTTCAGTTCCTCTACCACCTTCACGGCGAGGTAACCAGAAATCTTCCATCATACTCATAAATTTCTTATCATCTCTGATCTCACCAGTTTGAGCATCATAAACAAGTTTGTTACGATAACGCATCATAACATCACGAAGATATTGCTCTGCTTTAACCTTAGGAAGATTGCCCACATCAATGTAGAAAATTCTTCTTTCGGGTGCCCTTGATAGACGATAGATAACCAAAGAGTCCTCAATCATTCTAAGTTGATTGAGTGCTTTGATTGCTTTGTGGAGATAAGAAAGTGTTGATCCCTTATTTCTATCTACCAATCCAGAAGTGCAGTAAGCAATTGAATCTCTGGAAAATTTAATTCCTTGGCTATTTGACCCACCCATTGCTCCTGGGTTGTTGGTCGGATATGCCATTTTTGGATTATATAGGAAATACTCCTCAATTTGAGGAAACTCATAATCCATTGGATTATCAGTATTTCCATTTCCCATTCTATATTGATCTTTATCAGTTTTCTTTTGCTGCCTTACATATCTAATCTTCAAGGCATCAATATAACGAAGTTCTTTAATTCCTTCTTCTGGTTTCTTAAGATCAATTACTTTATGATAATATAACCTTCCATCAACATACCAATTTCTATAAATTTCGTGGCACTTTCTATCAAAATCTAGAAGTTGTAAAATATGCTTAAACTCTTCTCTAATCTTCTTCTTAATATTATCACTTGCGTTTAAGTTTGATAATTCAACTTCAACTGGACTATCATTAGAATCTGAGACAATCGCTTCATTAACAATATCTTCGATGGCACTATCACACTCTGGGTGTAGCGCCATCTCACGATATCTTTTAATTAGATCGTACTCGGTTCTATAGATACCTTCAATGTCTACATAAGACCCGAAAAAACCACTAGTTAAATAATGGTCAACCCCGTCCTCATTATTCTGAGGAACGGGGGAAAGTGTAGTTGATGATTTTTTCTCGTTATTATCTTCAATAGAGAAACCAAAAAGTTTTGCCATGAATAAAGTTTAATATGCTTCTACTATTTATTAGGTAATTGATACTCCAGTTTGATCTGTAGCACCACCACTATCTTGCTGAGAACCTGCGGTCCAGTAGTTAACCTGGAATTCTACGGTATATTCCTCAATAGTATCTGAGGTATCATATGAAAGATCAATCTGAGATACGTTGGTTGGGAAAATATCATAGAACATATAAGTTCTTAGTGGAGTGATAGCACCACCACCCTTGTCACCAAAGTTGGTTGTTGATGCTTCCATTCTATTGGAACCACCTCTTCCAAGTTGGTGAACAATAGCATTGGTCATATAAGATGTTGGGTTAGTTGCACCAGTGTTGTTATCCAACTTACTGATACCGTTCATCCAAATTTCAAACGCAGTTCTGAGTTTGAAGTCCTCATCATTAATGATTGTTACTGTCCAGGTATCGAAAGTTCTGTCTCCAGCAACTTTCATCATTCTCCCTCTAAAGGGAACATCAATTGGGGCAATGTTTGATGCTGGTAGTGCCGCTGCCTTACAAAGGAAATTGAATGTTTCCTGATCCCATTCAGCGCCACCAGCGGCGACTGGGAAATTAGGAATGTCAACTTCAAATAGATTAGGTCTAGCGCCACCACCTGCTAGTCTTGATTTAAACCCCGTAATAGTTCTAAGGTTTGCCATTTTGAAATCCTCCTTCGGTAATTAATTTATGTTAAATCAAACTCTACCAGCAACTTCTTCGAAGCTTACACCTGTGCGGGTGGCGACAAATGTCAGCGTCACGAAGTTGATAGATTTAGCAGGTTTCAGATAGATATCTGCTCTAAATTCATTATTATCAATGATGTCAGGGGTATTGTTTGTTTCATCACAAACCACGAGGAAATCATAGATTCCTCTCTTTGCTTGAACATCACGGAGGTATGGTTCAACAATGTTTACGAAGTTTGCTCTTGTAATCTGATCATTCAATTCAAAGAGTTGTGCTTGAGCAGTTCTTTCGAGTGCTTGCTCAACTGTCAGGAACAATCTGCGAACATTGATTCTATCAAATGCGGATGCGTATCCAAGACCAGTCTTATCTCCGAACAGAAGAACACCAATACCAGGTTGATTAACGATTGAGTTAATTCTTAGTGGATAAAGTTGATCTCTCTGTGCTTTATTTGGATTGTATGCAAGTTTAATTGCGTTGTTTAGAATTCCTCTTTGCTGTCCTGCTGGTGAGAACCAAGGATATGCAAAAATTGAAGTTCTTACACAAAGACCAGCAACATCTGGGTTGCAAGGAATATAACGGAACTTGTTATTGAATCTATCAAAAGTATACTTGTATCCACTATCAAAAATGGCATAAGAAGATGATGGTAAGTAACTGAAGAATTCAATAATGTTATCAGTTTGTGTATCTGTATTGGTAATATCAACTACATCACCTCTATGTGGAGAAACGACTGCGATACAATCTTTTCTACCTTCAGCAATAGAAATGAGTTCTGCTGCCTTTGCTCTTGATTCATCCTTATCACCAAGACCAGGACCCATAATCAGATAATCAACCTGAACTTCATCTCTATTTTCAAATAGTCTGTATGAGGTGATTAAATCTCCAAGAGTCGCGGTCATTCCACCAGTGGCACTGTAATCAATACCGCCCTGAAGAACATATGTTTGATTACCTAATGCACTAAAGGTTTTATCCTGTGCTGGCTCATTCCAGAGACCTTGTGCTGTAGTGATTCCAGCAAACTGAGCAGGACCAGTTGTTCCTGGTGCTATTTCTGGATCAAATCCAGTTTGAACGATGTCTTCATTATTACTTTCATCGGAAGGATTGTCTCCAGCATAAATGTACTGGGAGAATCTTGCCAGATAATCTTTCCACCAGATTCTTTGTGGTGAATTTACTGCTGAAATTGCATCAGACGCTTTGGAAAGATTTAGATGCTTCTCTAAAAGATTTCCTCTGATTCCAGTTACGGTTCCAGTGTCATCAAAAATTGCAATATGCAGAGCATCATTTTTGGCATTTCTATCTCTTGCCCACTGAGTTGCAACTGGTTTTGGAGCAATAGATCTCCAGAAAATTGATGCATTATTGAGAGGAACTACCTGTTGGTCATACCAATCTTCTGCAGTAGCAGCAGCAATTTGACCAGTTGCCAACGCTGTTGATCCAAGACCGGTGTAGGTAATGTTCATCATATTACCTGCTTTAAATGATGTTGCCTGGCTCTTAGCAGCATATTCAATGAAAATTTCAGTAGCTGCAGTTCCAACATTTCTGTTGAAGGTGACCGCAGTTCCTGGAGCAGGTGAAGATGATGTAATTGTAATGTTTGAATCTATGGTTACAAAAGTTGATGCAACTGAAGTAATTGTCTTAGAAGTAAATCCTGTTAGAACTACTAAGTCTCCAGCAACAATTCCTGCAGTGGAATCAACATAAACTCTGTTTGTTGTTCCAGTTCCGACAACACTAGATGCTGTTGAAACTGTGGTTACTCTAAGGTTTTGGAGGTTCTCTCTTGCATTTTCATATCTGGATACAATCTTAATATCAAATTCTGAGTTTTGATCTACAGTGTCAGTTCTTACTCCAGTTACAATTCCTTTAAGGTAACCATTAATAGTTTTGGTTGTACCTCTTTCGGAAATTTTTTGTTGAACTAGTGCAACAGTAACACCAGCACCAACCTGAATTCCGTATGAAACTAAGTTAGTAGTTTTAATACCGACTATTTGGTCTGCAAGATCATCGATAAAGCAAACTTTTAAATTGTTTGCCCAGCTTCCTGGATTCTTTGCAGTAAAGATATAATCGGCAATGTCATCTGCATAGTTTGCGTTGTAATCATCAAAGTTCTTGATGAGAAGATCTGCTTGTCCAACGCCATTCTTGTTGGCATTTGCGTTGACAAGAGTATCTCCACTTGTTCTTACAACTTTAAGAACACCGCCGTATGATAAGTATGAGGATGCACTCATCCAATACTCATACTGGGCATCGGTGTTTGATGGTTTTCCGAATACCTTGATTAGTTCATTCTCAGTTGTGATGTCAGTTGGTTCGTCAACTGGACCAGTTGGGAATGGACCTGCAATTGCTCCGATGTTGTCGAGGACATTATCGGCTCTCCCTACGGTTAAATCAACTTCTCTAATAAGTACGCCAGGAGATAATTGAGGAGTCGCCATGTTTTTCTCCTAAAACTCTCAGTTTATCTAAAAAATATTTATTAAAAACACTTCTTTCAGATGGGAAACGATGCATGAACCACTTTTACCAATCTGGATACTCCCATCGAATCTTGTGTGGTTTTCTTTTTTTAGATTCTACAATTCTTTTTATCGTACAATCCTTACATTCATATGAATATGATGAAGATAATGTATTATTTTTTCGGATTCTATAGAAACTGTCGGTTAAACTTTTTCTGAGATTGCAAGACCTACATCTTCTTTCAGTTAAGAATAAATGTTCTATTTCAAACTGATCATCTACATTCATTACATGTAATCCCACATATAAGAACGATCACCATATTCATCGGCATACCACCTATCCCCATCATTATCAACAAAACTTCCTGTTTCTGTTCCATCAACAATAAAACCAAATGGCGCCATATCTTGCTCTATCTGGTTTTTTTGTTCCTCATATAATCTTTTCCTAACGTCCTGATCAGTAAGTTCTTTAAAATAATCCTGGGCAACTAACCAAGCATAAATGACCAAACACATAGCAAGGTCATCATTACATCCTTCTTCCGCTTCAAACGAATTGTGCTTTTGTATGAATGTAGTTAACTCACTCATAATCTCATAATCTTTAAAGAGGAGTTTATTTTCCTCAATCATTGTCTTCAAGTTAAGGCATCCAATTTTTTTTACGGTTTTGGACATCTTAACTCCCAGTTGAGTTTTCTTACCCGAAAACCCTTGCCCAACTATTTGACCTGCTCTACCTCGCATTGAGCACATAAGAAGATTATTATATTCAAGATCATAGTGTATGATTGAAGCAACCTGATCCCCAACATCATTTACTTCACATAGAATATAAGAATTATTGTAGTTCTTTGCTACATCCACAATAATGTTTGGAAATAGCATTGGTTTTATTTCATTGTTGCGATACTTTGCTACAACTTGATGTGGGAATGTTGTAATGTCTACCAAAGTAAATGCTGAATAGTCAATTCCAACTCCACGAGCAACATCAACAGTCATTAAATAATCGTGGTTTTCTTTTGGATCATCATAAATGTCCAGTCCACCACTGCTCTTGTATGGACTGTCATAAACAAAGGATCTTAACTTACTCGGAGAGATCAGAGTATCTACTGATCCTAAGAATTCACATTCAAACTCAACTTTAAACTGTTGTTCACTGGTGTTCGCGATAGTTTGCTTTTTCCATTCCTCGTCTCTACCAGGAACTTCGCTCCAGTGAACATCAGTAAAAACATATTCATTTTTACTCTTTTCGGCATCGTGCCACATTCGGTAAAAATGATTCATACCCTTTGGGGTAGAAACTATAATTACCTTCGTTGATTTACCAGAAGAAATTGTCGGATATACTGAACTAAAGAAGTCATCCGCAATGTGATTAGGTACGAACGCAAATTCGTCCAGAAAAATGATATTGAATGACATACCACGAACTGCAGAAGCAGAAGTAGAAGCAGCCAAGATTTTACTTCCATTTTCCAACTCCAATGATCCTTTGTTCCAAGATATAATTCCCTGTTGCATCCATTTTGGTAAATTTTCATACGCAGTTTGTAGACGATCTAAGAGTTCTCTAGCTGTTGCTGCTTTGTTTGCCAAGATGCCTATATTCACATTATCATTAAATACCGCATAATGCAACAAAAAAGATACCACCGTCGTAGACTTTCCTGTCTGACGAGGCATCTTGCAGATATTAAATCTATTTTTATGGAAATTATTAATTAACTTTTCTTGAAAGTGATATGGTTTAAAAGTCTGTAAACCATGGTCAAGAGTAACAATTTTTACATAATTATTTGCGAAATATACCGGATCATCTTTACACTTAACAAACTCTATGATTTGTTCTTGAGTAAATTCAATTGGAGTATTTGCTTTTTTTAGAAGCGGATTACCAAGATATACATCAGACATAATAAATTCTACTTATTAATTACAATTCCAGCGTTTGCGTGCTGCTTTACCTCTTTCTCCAGTCCAACTTCTAGAACGACTGCAGAAATTTTTTCTTCTTTTCCAGTCTGCCGAACCTGGTTTTAATTCTGAGGGGGGTGTGGTAACAGCAGTTTTGAGTTTTGAACCTCGATTTTCATTACGATATTTATCTACCGCATCTTGACTCATACCATCAGTTTTATCTTTACGATTTACTTTCTGCCAATCTTCATCAAGTTCAACTTCCTCTCCCATTGGTTTTATATAACCCCTAGAAGGACCTAGTTTACCATAATTGCCACCCTGGGGTCCTAGTGGTTGTATTAAAGTTTTACCTGGTTCTATCTCAGAAACTGAATGATGAACAACTAATGATCCTGGATAAACCTTTTGGATCTCATCTCCAATTTCTTTGCGGGAAGGAACTTTGGTCTGTGGGAAAAACATTTTAATTCCATAATATTTTCCTCTCCAAGAAAGAGTGACGAGAACAATGTTTCCAGTCTGTGCTTGTAATCTCTTTGCTTCTTCTATTTGTGATTTGAATCCTTTGATTGGTTCGGGTTTAATAATATCTACAACTTCAGCAAATGTGTTTCCTTCAGCATCTTCAATGCTCACATCTTCCGCTTTTACACATCTATTATATTTTTTTCCAAATAATGTTTGAGTTCCCTTTTTCTTATATCCAGGCCAACACTTCATTTCATCGACAATTTTATCAACTAATTTTTCTTCTGTTTTTATAGATGGAAGTTCTGCAACTGGTCCTAATTTTCTCTTAGCGACTTCTTTTTCTCCGGCATTATCAGTTCTAGTAGCAAGAGTTCTAATTTTTTCTCTTTTCTTTGCAGTATTGTGTGTGGAAGAATTTATAGTAAATCCAATACTTTCTTCCATCTCACCACTGTTTACATAGTCGGCGGCAGTATCAATATAATCTGCTGCCTTAGTTATTTTGGATTGAACCCAAGCCTCTAGATTACCTTCACCCTTTCCAACCTTCATACTAAGTCTTTTAAGCGCATCTTCAATAGTTTTTAATTCCGATCTTGCCATAGAATATTCTTCATCTTTGATGGAAACTTTATCCCACGCTTTTTCACCATATGAGCATTCTGATCTAGTTTCCTTTTTATCACATAAAGGACAAAATCTCATCTCCTCCCCATTGTGAGATTCCTTTACATCTTTAAATTTTTTATGTTCCTTTTTTGCAGATGCTTCCATTTTTTTAAGTCTAGTATAGTAGTCTGGAATTTCATCAAGATGTTGAAGAGCAATATCTCTTGCTAATTTATGATCTTTAGTGTGCTCGTGTTCAATTGGTTCACCCATATCAAGTTGCTTCTGTATAAAAGAAACATCAAGACGATGTTTCTTTGCTATTTGCTCAACTGTTTTATGGGGTTTAAACTTAGGCATTCTTAAGTATTTTTAATTCTATTTATCTTCTTCTGGAAGTTGGCTTTTTAAGAATTTTGATAAATCTGCAGTTGATCCAACAAAAAGAGCATTAGTTACATTTGTAGGACCTTTTTGGTGTTTCTCTTCCATGACTTCTTTCATCTTTTTTTGAAGATCCATCAATTTTTCTGTTGCATCTGAAACATTTTTAATCAGTTGACCGGCAACTTCATATGCTCTTGGCATTTCACTTTCTTGCGCTAATTCAAGAATACCATTAATTGCTTCTTGACCTTTTTCTATTATTGAATATAAGTTTCCTCTAGAATACTCATAGTCTTTTTTAATATCATCAACCGATGAAGATATTTTTTCTATCTTATCAACCTCAGATTCAACTTCAGCATGAACAATAGAAACCTCTTCTGGTTCTGTATTAAATGTTTCGTTAAGTTTTTCAAATTTTTTAGACATTTTCATGATTAGAATAGTGAACCGGTGAATCCAAAATCATCACCAGGTTCTATCAAAGCATCATCTTGGGAATCTATAATGTAAATTTGTGATCCTTGAACGTGCTCTAATAAACTAGTATTATATAAAGATCTAGTAACAGTGACTTCTTTGTTATAGTCATTTACTGCTTTAATTTGTAATGTTTCTCCATTTATATCAATCAACTGATTGACTTGTAAACCGATTGTGCTTTCAACCAATATTTTAGAATCTTCTGTTTCAACATCTTTTGCTAACCTTGTTATTGAATTTCCTGTATAGTTCTTAACCGCCTTTGGCTCGGAAGAATATGTAAGATCTCTGTTTGCTCCTTTTGTATCTCCAGCAACAAAACCAAGAGAAACTTTTTTGATAATTTCTCCAGAGACATCTGCACCAGTAACAGGTCCAAACAAATATGTTTTTGCAGTAAATCTAAAGGTATAAATCAATGCCCTTCTAGTGTCAAAATTACCTTCATAATCATCTTGCATACCAATATTTTCTAGGACAATTGGAATATCTCTTTTTTCACCAATAGTGTCTACTAGATTGACACTGACAGTATATGCGGGTTGGAAATATGGCAATATTTGCTCAACTATCTGTAGCATATCATCATTCAACTTAGTCATTACACTAAGTTCAAAATCCATATTATATGGAACTGGTAAATATGTCTTTCTTACTTGCTTATTATCATCAACTAATGTACTTAAGAAAGATTGTGTTTGAGATACCTTTCTTGTTGGATCATAATTTAAACCAATAAATTCAAATGACATTCTTGGTAATGTTATCTGAACTGGTTTATTTAAATCTGGTGATTGTTCTAATCTTGCTAAGAATTTTTGAGTTGGACCATATGCCAATGGAACCTTAACTACAGAAAAAACATTATCGGAATCATTCTTTCTTTTTATAGTTATTTCATTGAACAATGAACCAAATGCTATAATGGTTCTTCTCAATATTTCGTGGTAAAAATATTCAAACATTTTAGATACTTTTAATTTTTAAGGATTGCCAAATGGATTTTTTTCGTCAAAATCAATTATTAAATCTGCCTCGGTTTCTATTTCTGAATTTTCCGCAAACTTATCAACAATATTGTTAGTATTTATAATTTGTACTGTATAGTTTGCACCAGATTCTCTACCCAATAAGATTTCTCCATTAACAAAAGATCCCGTTATAGATCCGAGTTGTAAAACTTTTGTTACACCATTCCAAGTTTTAACTACTGCAGTGGATCCGCTTGTTTCACCAGTAACAGGTTCATTTCTAACATATGTTCCAAATCCAGATAAAACTGGTGAACTGAATACTATTTGCGGAGGAGAAGTATAATTTAATCCAGCATCAGTTATTGCAATTCCAGTTACCGATCCATTTTCAATAATTGCTTTACCAAATGCGGGTAAAACTGATGTTCCCGCAAAAGAAACTGTTGGTGGAGATGAATATCCTGATCCACCGCTAGTTATGGTTATAATACCAACAACTCCGTCTCCAATAAAACAAGTTGCTGCAGCACCAGACCCTTTACCACCACTAAAAGTAACTTTTGGTGCAGTTGTGTAATTGGATCCAGTATTTGTAATTCTAACACTTTGCACTCTTAAGAGATTTGGATCAGACTCACAAAAATCTACAATTCCACTGATCATCTGTGCAACACCCGTTGCAGTTCTTCCGGCGCCAGGAGCAATACCAAATTGAACTGTTGGGGCACTCCTATATCCAGATCCTCTATTTGTAATTTTAACTAATCTGACTCCACCATTTACTAATCCCGCAAATGCTACTGCGGTCGATCCAGACCCAACCATCTGCAAGGTTTGTATATAACCTTCTTCCTCAACATTATCGTCAATATTTTCAATTCCAGTATTGATTAACTCATCACCATATCTGAATAATTCACATCTTAATTCGTAAACGTAATTTTTCTGTAGTTGATAGAATGGTTTTTCGTGTTCTACATACTTTACTTCAAACAAACGATCTCCAAGCGGGAAATAAATCAAATCACCTTCTTTTGGTCTTGATGATAATTTTGAATTTGGTGTTTGTTTGATAAATGGAGATATGTAGTTTTCAAATCTTTCTCTTGAAATGATCAAACTTAAATCATCTAATTCCTGAATTCCAAATTTAGAAAGTATTGTTCCTTGTCCACCATATCCGTCATAAGTATCGACATATGCTTCAATAGGATATGCAGTAGTAAATTGCGACTCTATGACTTCCTTTATTACTGTCTTTTCAGTTATATATTCTCTTGGTAAATAGTAAACATCAACACCATAAATTCTCAAATGCTCATTAATTAAATCTTGAACTAAACTTTGTTCTCCGTCAGAACCTTGTAGAAAAAATGGGTTAAGCATACTTTTAACCTATCATATCCAATGGGGGTAATTCATAAGTATTTGACATCTTCTGCATTATTTCATCTATCTCACGTTGACCATCTTCATACATCTGCCTACCATTAAACTCAATTCCACCTGGCAATTTAACTCCATTAAATTTTATTAAATTCTGTCCCCATTGTTTTTTAATCAATGCCGTTAAGTAGGGTTTCAGGAAAGAATCATTCCAAACTCTACTATATTCGTTTGGATTTGCTACTTTATAGCAATCTATAACAAAATATTGGTTAGTGGAAAGTGTTGACCAATCGATATCAAGATAAAGTCTATCAGATCTTTTATTGAATCTTATTTGTTTCTGTGTTGTTAATAACCACTCCATATCTTCAAGATATCTTTTAACCATAGAATAAGTTAAAAGTTCAGTAGATCCCCAGTAGTAAATATCATTTAAAAACAATTGATATTTAACACTGAACATATTATTTGTAACTGAACTTGTGGAATCAAAATGAAAAATTCTATTGATTCCTATAACATCTGGAGGTATTTGTAAGTAGTTACTATTCTCATAATATGTAAATGTTGTAGCGGTTCCTACTATATTTGTTGTTGCTGAGGTGGAAGCAATACCTGGTCCATCGGGTGGTTTTGCCCTTCCTCGGTCTATATCATTTTGAGTAACTTTATATTTTAAGTATGTTGGAGAAACTCCATCAAAATGTCTTTCTTGAAAAAATTGAACAGCATCATCCACAAGGTCTTCAATTTGCTCATCAGCAACATTTATCTCCAGAACTGGGTATCCAAGTTTTCTTTTGCAATAATCTATTAGTTCTTGCCTTGTGGATGGTTGTGCCATTATAAACCTAGATTTGAGATTACTTCTTGTTGACTGAGATATAATTTAATATATGCCTTCGCATAATCTTTCAAAGTTTCTGTATCATCTATACTATCTATATCTCTAGACAATTTCTCATATTCAAATAGTTTAGAGATACTTTCTAATGTAATTTTACTTGGATCCATTTGCCAACTCCTTTAAAAGATTTTTAATCTCATTCAAGTCACCTTTCAGAGTATCTATTTGATTTTCCAAATTAGATACTCTTTGATCTTCTCTTTTCTTAATCTCCCTCACCTTTATGTAATTTTGATACCCATCAATGTCTAAATTAACTATCGCTTTTGTTTCAGTATCTCGTACTAAACCTTGGTGACCTTCTACTTTTAAATATTTCATAATTTATTTTATGCAAGTGAAATAACTCTCAAATCTCTTAGTCTTGGTGGGAATGCCTGTGATGTTGAAGAAGCAACCAACTTAATTGCAAAATACTTGAAACTTCCCAAATTATCTATAGTAAACTCATAATCTCTAAAGTAATCTGGAGTATTTCCTTCAGAATAGAGTGAATTGTTTGCAACCTTTTTGTCGGAAAGTCCATTGCTACTTGACAGATCAATGATTTCTCCAGACTCTAAGCGGTTTGTATAACCTGGGAATGGGTAGAAAATAGGTTGATCATTTGGATCTGCCATTGTGGCATACAATGCTCTTAGATCACTATACTGATTAACATAAGCAGAAACAATCAATTTCAATGAGGTTGCTGGAACCTGAAGACCTATTGGTTTAGAAACATAAACAAATGCTGAGGGATCATCAATTATAGTAGAAACTCTATTATCAGAGGCGTAGTCTGAAATAACATTGTTTACTCTTTGTGAGATTAAATTAATACCAACTCTATCCAAGTCAATGGCAGGACTTAAGCGATTGTTTGTGGTGACAAGATTTAACTTTAATTCAAAAGATTTATTGTATGGTAGTGCATCGAGCAATTCTTGTTCATTAATTTTTGAGCAGATTAATCTTGGGGTAGAGAGATAATTCATTTCTCTGAGATTAATTCTTTCAAATCCTTGATCTATGAATGAAGATTCATTACCAGATACGCTTGTTCCACTAACACTTCTCATAGATGAGATAATAGAAGTTCCAGGCAAACTGGTTGTCGATACATTTGGTTCAATAATTTCATATTGAATATTTCTAGATATTGATATTGAATTTCCTCCAATATTTTTGCTGTTTGGTAGATATAATGCCGCTAAAGTTCCAGATCCAGTTCTGTCGGTCATAGTTCCACCTTGAGTACTCATATCAAGTTTTACGGTGAAATAATCCAATCCTATAGAATTTTCTACAGTACTATCTTGCAATAAATGAACTTTATTAATGCGTCTTAGGGATATTCCTTCAACTTCATACTTAAATACTCTCGCAAAGTTTGCAACATAGTTTACTGATTCAGTACTATCAACCTTTCTAGATATTCCAGTTAAAGTTGAAGTATTTTGTACCACTCCAGTATAACTTAAAATTTCTTCACCAATTTTAATGTATCCAGGATTTGCTGTACTTACTCCAACACCTTCGAATGTTAGTAAATCGGAAACATCAGAAACAGCAAATGATCCACTTTCCGATGTCAGATAGTTTTGTAGAATAACTGTGGAAGGTTTATCGGACTGTACATTTTTAATCAAAACTTGATTTGTTTCGGAGTGCATACAATGATTGGATGCGTTAACTCTTAAATGTAAACCATCGCTTATTGTTTGTATTCCATTATTTGAAATGAAGACATTTCCAGAAGTTCCATTTAAATTGGTTGCAACTCCAACTCCACCAACATCAGCCAAGTATTGTAGAGTATTACCAACTCCAGTCACAAAATCTCCCTGAACATTATCGATAATAAGTTGGTTTACTGATGATATTCCTGCTATAGATAACAGCAGATTTCTTCCAAAAACTCCACCAA